TGAATGCCTTGCAAGGAATCTAAGTACGAATAGTAATGTGAGGTTGTACAATCAAGCAATAGGCAATGAGGATGGATTTGTAAAGCTGACTGAGGAAACTGCAACTCAAAATACTAGAGTGTTATTAGAAAAAGGAGAAACGAAAATTAATAAGCTAGATTCATTGAATTTACAGGGTGTAGATTTTGTAAAAATAGATGTTGAAGGGCTTGAGATGGAAGTGTTAAAAGGTGCAGAAAAAAGTTTACAAAATGTTGAATACTTGATGATTGAATGTAATGGAAACAGTGAAAAATATGGTAGCACTAAAAGAGATATCAAAGAGCATATTAAATCTTTAGGATTCAAACACTTGATGAAAAAATGGCCAGATATTGTTTATTACAAAGCATGATGTACAAATATTTGCAAAATCTTAAAGTAGAAAATAGCTTTACACCTAATAGAATACTTGACATAGGCGCCAACATAGGATTCTGGACAAAAAATGTGAAATCAATATGGCCAGGTGCCGAATACACATGTATAGAAGCAGGTGCAAAATATCAAAAGCATCTAGAAAATATCGCTGATCATTGCCATATTGCTGTGCTTGGTGATAGTAATAGAGAGATTAAAATGTATCTACGGGAGATTGACAAGGGCAACAAAAAGAAGATCACCTATACCAAAGGATCAACATTGTTTGGTATTTTTAAAGATTACGAGATCAGGCAGATGCAAACTTTGGATGAATTGGTTGGTAAGGATGCACAGTTTGATTTGATCAAACAAGACGTGCAGGGTGCTGAGATAATGATAATGAAAGGGGCGCCTGAAATATTTACACGTGCCAAGTATGTGATTCAAGAAGTAAACAAGGGCAAGGATAAAAAATTTCCTGATATGCCATCTGAAAACGAAATGGACGAATTCATGTTTGAACTAGGGTTCGATCACAACGAAGTAATTGAGCAGAAAATTAATGTAGATCAAATAGATAAAATTTATTTTTAGATTTACGAACTGAAAAGGTTAATTGCTTCTTTTTTCCACTCATCTGAGTACTCACAATTCCTGTATCCATCAAACCATGGCCCGCCTTCTGTGTAGTGCAATATCTTAGGTGATCCGTCCTCTGGTTCCCTGTACCAGCCAACTAACCAGTTATAGTTGTGTGGTAGATCTCCAATTTCTGAATCTTCAAGCCAACCGAATCTATGTAGAAATTTAGGTGTTTGTTCATTAAGGAATTCTGGTGTTAGCATTTTATTTTTTTCGTGTTCGCAATTCCAAAGCACCATACTTGACCAGTTCTTTCTTGGATACACAGTTTGTACTTGTCCATCCATTTTGGTTGTTTCTTTTGGGGTATAATCATGCTGTACGCAGACAACCGCTTTGCTACGATCCATGTACTTTGTAAGCATATGACTAGGGATCCTCCATAGGAAGTCACAGTCACAGAACACCGCCCATCCTTTGAAGTCGTTCAAGTAGGGAACAAAAAATCTTGTGAATGTAAATTCAGTCGATGCAAGTTTGTCTTTCTCACGTGTGTAGATCCCCTGAGCCCTCATGTCGTTTTGTTTAAGGGGAATAACTTCTGCTGAGGGGTCTCTACGTTTGATACTGTGTTCGCATACTTGATATGCTATGTCTTCTCTTGAATCCCAACCTACGTAAATTTTCATTTTCTACCTGATAATAATTTGTGTATGTTCTGCCAATTACTTACACGTATTATATCAGGATTATCAAAGTCTTGATTATATGGATGGTCTATTAATATGGGCTTTAAACCGTATTTGAGCCCGGCTAAAGCGTTCTTTGGCTTGTCCTCGACCCAATATAGTCCGGTGTTGTGAAACTCCGCTAATGCTGAATCTTTGTCCGCTCCGGTGTCGAGTATATGGTAATTTTTGAATATATGTTCACCAAACAGTTCACCTAATCTTTTTTTCCTTACGAGTTGTGCCGGTATGTCAGATGTCTGCGAGGTAATTGGAATGAATGTCCATCCTTCGGCGGCTAATAATTTTACCCATGTTTGTGAATCTTCCATTGGACACTGGGTCGCCATCCATGCACTTTTATTAAACTCTCTTATTTCCTCCCTTATCTCAGGAATTGTGAGACCAAATCTTTCGGCCATTTCGTAAGTATTTTCCTTATTGGGTAGTAGTTTGTAAGGATAAACTCTTTCATTATTGTTGTTGTAATATGATCGTTGTAACATCCAGTCTGTGAAATGTTTTTCCCATTCCAGCAATACACCGTCTACGTCTGTAAGTATAATTCTATTTGATGTCGGCATCTTCCATACCTGCTACTCTCAGTTTTACAATGTTTGTTATCTGCCATTGTTTCTGATCTAGTCCTTTGGTGATGCCTAACCATTGATTTCTTATTAATGCAAAGTCATTTATTATCTTGTCCATGTCAACAACATCGTCTTCGCCGTCCACATACTTCTCTGCATCTCTACTCGATAAAGCTCTATTATAGTTTTCAAGATATTTCTTAAAAGTTTTAGATCTTAATCTTCTCAGTTCAATATTTAGATATTCAAGGATTGCTTCTAATTGTTGCAGTTGACTAAATCGTTCTTCGACTATACCAGGTAAGGCGGCACTAGATCTTTCAAGATTGCCATAGATCTTACATTGTTTTCTTGCCTCTAACAATTCTTTATCAAAGTATGCTATGCAGTCTGGTATTTTATCTAAATTTCTGCTGACTTCGTTGTACCAATTAATCATCATAACCGTATCCGTCTGACTCTTCGTCTTCCTCGAACACAGTGTTGATTGCTTCTTCTAACTTAGGATCGTATTCGGCGGACGCTTTTATTTCGTCATGTTCAACACCAATATCTTCTAAACTTTTTATAAAATCAATTGCCGCGTCTAGTTTTGATCTTTCAGGAACATAGTGTACTATTGAGTTCCATAATCTTTCAATGTCTTCGTGTGTGAAATCAATCATTACTCTTTTTCTTCTTGTATTTCTTCTGTTGGTACAGTTTCTTTAAACTCTGCCATAATCATATCTAATTTATCACCTACCCATGCTTTTCTAAATTCTATATGTTCTTTACCTTTAGAATCGATGTATTTTAGTCTATTACCTTGTTGTACTAGTAATCCTTTTTTCTCAAACAAGTCAACTAGTCCACTGTAGGGATCCATTCCTGTGTCATACGGAATTTTGACTTGTACACCTTCAAATGGTTTGGCATATCTAGTCTTCATAACTTTACAAGCGGCCCTGATACCTCTGACATCTGTGACCTTGTTGCCTTTTTCGTCTTCTTTAAGTTTTAATTTCTTCATGGCTACTACAATTGAACTTGCATAGATAAATCCTTGTCCACCTGATATTTTGTCATCTGGATCAAACATATCTTGCGATGCGTATGTGTGGTTGGTTGCTATAAGTCCTACGTTCCAACTTCCAAACATATTAACACAGTTTCTTACAAGCGCCGTCAAAGCCTTAGGTTTTCTACCTAGGTCACCTTTCATATCACCTGCTTCAAACTGATTTACATCTGTTGGAGTAAGCATCATACCCAGACTGTCTATCACAAATAGTACCTTTGGTGCACCTTCTTTGTTGTCTGCGTGTTGCTCTTTGTAACCTTTCATGAATTCTGAAACAGTTTTTGCCACATCATCGACCATTGACATGCTTAATTTTAAAAGTTTATCTTCTGATGTGTCTACTTTCAATGCCTGTAACCACTGTTCATCTAGTGCGTTCTCTGTATCGATCAGTATGACAAATATGCCTTGATCCTGTGCATTTTTAATAATGTTGCCTGATGCTATGTAACTTTTACCTGCTCCTGATTCACCTGCTAATACTGTCACTTTGCCTAGCGGTATGCCCTTGTTAAAGTCACTGGTCATCAAATAATTTAATGCGTAATTTCCAGTCGATATCCAATCAGTAGGATCGCTGAATCCTATACCTAGTCCTTGTATGGACTTTGTGATACTTTTTCTAAACTTTGTAGCGTCAAATACTTTTGTCATAATTTTGTCCTTTGTGTAATCTATATTAGCATACCTAGGCCCTAGCGTCAATGCCAGGGCCTTGGTAAAGTGTCAGATTATTTTGCTTGTCTTGATCTAATCAACTTCAAGATGTCCTCTGCTCTTTTGGCACTGTCACCCGCAGGTGCCGTAGCCACCGCTGGTTGTGGTGCTGGTGCAGATTCAGTTACTGGTGCCGCTGTTGTCGCCGCCTCTGTCACTGCTGTTGCCGCCGGAGCTGATGCTGTTGGCACTGCCACCTTTGGTTTGCCTTGATAAGCCACGCCAGCTGGTCTGAAGTACTGTCCATATTGCTCAAGATCGTAAGCCTCACCTTCAACAGATTTTTCAAATAACTCTTTGATTATTTTCACTTCTGCTTCGGTTGGTTCTTTTGGTCTGAAGTCTCCTAGGTTGTGTAAACCATGAGAATCGATTGCGGCTCTCTCTGCCTCATCTAATGCTCTTTCTCTTCTTGACCATTTTGATGTTGAGTAGTCAGCATAACCACCTTTAGTTGTTTTCGTGATCCTGAAGTCTACACCCTTCACGTAATCAGTTGGCATTTCTTCCATCTCTGGATCCATGAGTGCTCCTCTGATTATGTTGAAGATCTGAGGTCCTATGATGAATCTTCTAATTGGATTCTCAGGTGTTGAGTCTTCTGCTAGTGGATTCGTTGTGACAAAACCTTGGAAAATATAACTTTTCTTTTTCCAATATTTTCTGCCCATGTCTTCCATGCTCTTGTCCTTGAACCATGGTCTCACCTCTGTGAGTACTGGACAAGTTTTACCATACATTTCCATGCACGGTACTTGCACTGTCACTGGTCTGGAATCAGTTTGACCTTTGATACCTGCAAATGGTAACTTGATCATGTTTCTTTCAGTCCAGAAGAATGTGTTAGTCTCGTCCTTGTCCGGTAAGAATCTAACTACTGCTTCAGAACCTTCGGATATATTCCAGTGTGGGTAGATGGCGTTGTCTCCGCCTGTGTTAGAAGTGGAGCGATTCACTTCTTGAGATTTTAACTTCGCTCTTATTTCAGCCAATGATGCCATAATGTAAGCCTCCTTTATTGTGCCTATGTTTGTTTGCCTAAATGTATATCAGACATATAGTACGTAATATACAACTATATTTATCCTATGTCTACTACTATTATTGGTAAAGTGCTAGATTTTTGATTCTATCTATGTGAGCGTCGTAAGCCTGTTCTTCTTCTGAGAAGAAATCTTCTAACTGCATTCCTGCTATCTCTATAGCATCTTTCAGAGTGTACTCTTGATCACCAACTTTGAACTTGTCGCCTGCTTTCATGCCTGCCGCCTTGGCTTTTTGCACTGCCTGTGCAAACATGTTTCCTTCGCCTGCCATTGCTGGTTCTTTCATTAATTCTTTTTTACGTTGCACCATTGCTTTTACCATTTCAGGATCTTTTGCTGTGTTAGGATCCATCTGTATGTCCTGTAGTGCTTTTAAT